AGACATTACACACAATAATCATACTACCAATTGCATTAAATGTGCCTTGAAGTACGTTAGCATTTAATTTATCTATATTAGCTTGAGCATTATCTTTCATTCCATCAATTTGAATTTTTTGAAATTCTTTAATGCGTCTTATAAGAGCTTCTCTTTGCTCCTTAAGTAGTTTTATTCTTTCTTCCTCGCCTTGAACTCTTGCCGCTTCAGCAGCAGCTAAAGCTTTACTTACAGATTGAAGCTGTGCAATTCTATTTTCGTGTTGAGCTTTTAGCTGTGCTGCTTCAGCAGATTCTATTTTTGCAAATATTTCTCCTGATTCAGAAGCTTCACTAAAAAATTCACTAACTTTTTTAGAAAATTCTATAAATTCACTGGAGCTTTTTATTCCTAATGCATTAACAATTTCATCTACAAGCCCTTGAGCTTTTGGCGTAAGTAAATCATAAATATAATTGCTGCCACCAGTTGAAAATCCTTGAGATATAAGGACTGCTTGTTTAGCTAATTCTGGATCTTGCAAAGATGTAGTTAGCTTTCCCTTTAAAAAAGCTGTTTTTTGTTGCTTTTGAAATTCAGTTATTTCACTATCATCAGTAATACCAAGTTCTTTGTAGCTAATAGAATTTTCTAAAAATCGTTTTGATGCAGCAAAATATTCAAAAGTATTTCCATTGCTGCCAGAATCAAATGCAGCTAATAAAACATTTTTCTTTTCTTCATTTTGCGTTTCTTGAGCTTTTGCCCGCATTCTTTCAATTTGAGCTACTTGAAGTCTAGTAACTCCATCGCTCATTGCTGATGCACCATAATCAACAATAATTTGTTTATAGTATCCAGATGCGTTTGCGCCCGTGGCATCTAAGTATTCTTTAAAACTATTTTCAAATAAAGCCGCGCAATTTGGTTGATCTGCAAGCTTTGCTAATAATTCTGTTTTCTTAGCTGAAATATCTGATGATAGTGAATTTTCAAATCTTTGAACTAATACCTTTTCAAAAGCCTCACCAGAAAATCTACCCATGCTTTGCGCAAGAGCCATAGCTTGAGGAAGCTTTGTTGTTTCATCAAGGGTAGTAACAGATGACAAGTCTAACTCAGCCGCCCTGCTCGCGCCACTTTCTATAGCCTCATCTTTAGCTAACTCAAATTGTCTCTGCCTCATAGAGTTAGCAGCATTAACAACAGCAGTGCTTATCTTATTGTCAGCAGCTGGAAGGCGCATAACACCTATTTGCTGCAATCCAAATTTTCTAACAGATCTTTTAACAGCCATTATTAAATCCTAATTGGTCTTGTTCTTGGTCTTGTAGCTCGTGGGTCAGTTGGAGGAGCAACATCGGTATAAGAAGCATAGGTTTGAAGCCCTGTAGAAACGCCTTCAATAATTCCAGCAAATAAAGATTCTCTACCTTTTCGCTTTATACCCGCAGCTTCACCTTTAGCCTTTAATTGATTTAAGTAAGACATCATTTCAATAGAAGAAACATCTTCTCCTGCAACTCTTTTTTCTCTTTTTTGAAAAGCTTCTACAGAACGATCATCTCTTCCATAAGCACCCATAAACAAAGCATTAGATACTGAAAGTGCTTCTTGCAACTCTTCATTTCTTAAATTTGTTTGCTCAATAGCTTGCGCTCTAGCTAGAATAGATTCTGTTTTTGTATTAAAAGCATTTAACCGAGAAGTCCTTTCAGCTGATATTCCACCCATAATACTACCAAAAGCGCTAATGCCTCCAGAAATTGCCATCATTGTTATTGGGTCCATTAAACTATTAACTCCGCTACTATTCCATTAATCTGTAAGCCTAATGGCTTGTCTTGCTCAATAGTTACTTGTGGATTCCTGTTGTAACCCAAAGTCTTTACTTCTTTTTTGCCAGTAAAGCTTGAAGAAATAACATCGTTTGAGTTTACCTTCATTGAATCTGTAGACTTAACATCAACAATAATATTAGTAATACCCCTTGAGGTTCCAGTAGAAGGGCCATTGCCCATGTTTGCATCTATTGGATTGCTTATTAATTGTGTTGTAAACTTTTTACCTACATGAATAAAGCTATATCCAGAAGAGGAATATGCCGATAAGTCAATTCTATTTGCAACTCCACTAACATCTTGAACAGTAAAATCACCTAAGTTTATAATTTCAAGAGTACTGCTAACAACAGCATTAACTGTTACTACATCTCCATTTGTATATAAGGGGCCAACTGTTAACGCAGAAGCAAAAACATATCTTGTAGCAAAATCTAAATTAGGCATAGAAAAGTTACAAAGTTGCAGCTTGTTTTCAGAATCATAAACATTTGCATAAAGCTGATCGCCTATAGCAATAACAGATCCAAACCTTCCATTTACAGTCACCCTAGTCCAAGCTGCTTTTTTCTCAGCCCTATTAGATGTAAACAAAGCTAAGTCACCATTGCTTAAAGTAAATGCTGCATAAGAATCAGGAAGGTCAGAAAGGCCATGAGAAACGGTAAGGTACTTAGGATTATCTATAAGATGAGATGCTAATGTAGATATAGTAGAAGCTGTATAGGCATCTTCTGAATCTGAATATAAATACTCCCTAACATTCTTGCCATTTTTTTGAACAAAAACAGTAGCACCATCTATAGAGGCAGGAGTAACAAAGCTAGTACCATATGGTGTTTGCATTCTTATCTGAGCGTTAGTCGGAGTAATCGCTTGATTTAAGTAAGTAGGAACATATAGCTCACCAGTAGCTGTAAAGACTTGCAAGTCACGGTTAGAAATTAAATATCTAATTTCGTGAGAATCACCAGTAGCAGCAACCAAGTTAATTGAATCATCATCAGCAGCTTCACCCACATCGAAGTTAAAAAAGCTACCAATCTTACTCATCCATATTGTATCAGGTTCAGATAACGTACCACCAAAACACAACCTGTTTTCATGAAAAGCAACAGCAGCAGGGTATCCTCTTACAGCAGAGAATGATTGCTCATCCCATGTTGTTGTTGGCGCATGGCAAGATATAGATACTTGCCCCCCACCATCTTCACTGCTGCTTGCATTACCACCAGCCTGATAGGTGTAGGTATTCTCATCTATTATTTCTCTAACCTGATCTGTAACATTTAAATTACCAGTATTAATGCCACCTGTTGCAGCAGCATTCTGTACTATAATTTCATCTCCTACATTAAAGCCATGATCAATTTGAGTAACCTCTACTATGTTTGAACCCTCTCTTGTTCTAAGAGGATTTAAAACAGACAAGCGAGCAACAAGACTATCTGTAATATTAACGGTAGCTTGATATGAGGACTGAACACTTACTATGTCCATTTCAGATTCATGATATCTTAATGTCACCCCAACATGAGTAGAGTTTAAATAATCTGAACCTGTTTTGCTCCCAGTAATATCAAAATAACTAACAGCAGTTTTTCCCCCTACGCCAACAATTATATTAAAATCTGCTGCATTTATTCTTATTTCAGAAATTGTTTTAAATAATTTAGTTGAATAAGAAATAAGATTTATTGCTGGCCCAGTAACAACCTCTGTTTGAGCAATTCCGTCTTGATCAGTGCCTGTTATAGTAAATGTTCTTCCGCTATGGTCTGCTGCACCTCCGCTACCATCCGTAATTGAAATTTCTCTAGCACTAGGTAAAGAAACAGAACCTCCACTTGTTAATACCCCATTAAGAGTAAGGGCTATGCTTCCGCTACCGCTAGGACTTTGATTAAGACAAATGCCATCAAGATCAACAGTTGATTGAGTATTGACCTCTACATTTACACTTGATCCAGAAACCGCAGAAGGATCTAAAGTAACGCCACTAGATTGAAATACTGAGTAAGGTTGATAAGTAACCTTATTATCTGCACGCGCATCAAATGAATAAGTATCTATTTCAAAAGAAGTAAGGCTTGTTCTTACTAGCATTCTAGGCGCAAACAAAGGATGAGATATAAACATTACATCGCCATACTGAGCAACAGTATATTCTTGTAAATAGTCTTCATCAAAAGGAAGTGCTGCCCCATCAACATCCTGAGTTAATGTTGAGCGAAGTGTTAAGTTATTATTGCTCTTCTGAAAACATCTTACTTTTTGATGCTCAACAGAAATAATATATTCTTCATTTGAATCAAAAACAAATTTAAACAAATGTGATTGCTCGTGAGCAGAATCATACGTTAAAGAATAAGTATATTGATGCTCTAAACCTTTACGCTTTATTACAGCGCCCTCAGGTGTAACAAGAAGGTTTTCTAATCTTTGAGCAGATTGATTGTAAACAGGTGAATCCGTTCTCATTATTAATGAGTCACTAATTTCTCCATACTGAAAGCTGTTAATTGGAACTCTTACTTTCTGCATTAACTGCGCCTTTCAGCAATAAACCTCGATGTTGTTAGCTTGCGCGTTGTTTGCTGCTGAGAATCGATGTTCCTAGCCTTCATAAACAATGCCGCAGCTTTCTGCTCCATTAACTGGGCAAGCTGTGCATCCCTAGCTAAAGAGATTGCAAAGGAACCAGCAAGAGTAAACTCAATTGCTGTAGTGAAATAAGAAGGCCAGCTAGACTCAGGCGCTCTCTCGACATAATCTAAGACAACGGTATCGTTTGTATCCGCGTCACAAAATATTTTATTTCCGTAAATATCGTACTTAATTAATACATCGTTTATAGTTACGCCTATTACTGTAACGCAAGATGCTGGAATATGATAAGACGCTGAGAACCTGCCCTTAGGAGCGGTTGCTAAACGTGTAAGATTTATTTGAGTTGTAGCAAAGCGCCAACGAAAAGAAGCAAATGAAGTCTGTATTATATCTTCATATAAAGCATTAGCTACTTTTGCTTCAGATGTACTAGCTGCAAAGTCGGTAATCCCGTCAGCGCCAATAAGATATAATGCGTTACTTGCAACTTCTAGTGATGAATCAGCTACTCTTGGCATGTTGGTTTGGGGGCCGAAGCCCCCACTCCTTTAGCTGTCAGTTGCGCTAATTGTATTACCATCAACAACGTCAACCGCAGTGGTTGCAACGCCGTTAAAGTAAGTCAATGTAGCTACTGGTGTGCCGCCTGATGCAGAAATAACGAAAATAATGTCGTTAATATTTAGCATCGGGTGGGCATCTTCAAAGTAATCTTCTGCACGAACAACAGAAAAAGCATCTGTTGTAGTGTAGTGCCACAAAGAAACACCAGAAGCACCACTCAAACGAGTAAGGTTTGCTGAATTATAAGCCATGATTAATCCTCTTAGTTATTATCAAGGACTTCATAGATACCATCGCTATCAATAACGACAGCACCCATAGACATCATTGATGTGGCAAGGTGTGAGACTTTTTCCGCAATATAGTTTATCTCAGTTTGAACATCAGCATTTACGCCAAGCCCTACTGAAGATGTATGGTACGAAAAGTTTTTACCACCAGCTACAGCAGACGTTGAGAAGATCTTGAATCCCAAGAACTCTTTCATTGTCATACCGCCAGCAAACGGCAGGTTCTGAGGGCCAACGTAATCAGAAGAAG